CTTTAATTCTCCCACCTATTACTGATGCTTGTAAGTCTGTCTGTGGCTTCGTATATACAATGGTCATTAAGCAAGCGCTCCATCCAATGACGCAGTGAAGTCAGTAATGTCAGTTGCTTCAATAAGACCATCAAGTTTAGTTTTTTGAGAGTTAGTGAATACGTTTGTATCAGCATTACTTTCATACTTAGTCTTAATGCTTGCTGCTGTCTCACCCGCAATTTGTGAGACGGATTTTACAAACTTGTTGTCGTCAACATCATAAATCCAACGCTCGGCATCTGAACCTGCTCCAGAATCAACATCTGCATAATTTCCAGACACTGCATCAACGGTAGGTATCCCACCTGATGTCAAGAACGTACCTAGAAAACGAGAGCTTTCTAATCCTGACAGCTTTGTGCGCTCAGCATCGGTCAAGATATTACGGTCTGTTAGTGCATCAATCGCTGTTNCTAATGTTGATGGATTGGTTGCTGTTTTAATTCTCCCACCGATTACTGTGGCTTGTGAATCTGCCTGTACTTTAGTGTAATATAGAGCCATTGTTATTCCTTAACTGATTGCAGAGTCTAGAGCGGATATGAAAGATAATATGTCTGATGGTTTATTTACGCTGGCATACATCCCATCAATTTTTTTACTAATAATGTTATCTGGGTCTTCAGAAACTTCGGATGGGTTAAGTGATAGTAACCACTCTTCTTTTGTACCAACAAATCCAGCTACAACAGCCTGTTCATAAGCACTTAGTCCAGTCTCTCCAGTAAAGCCTCTGTCTCCAGTAGCACCTTTTAAGCCCCTCTCGCCCTGAATACCTGTAAAACCCCTGTCTCCTACTCCCCCTTTTACGTTAGTTGCGTTTAGTACGTTGTCACCTACGCCACCCTCAGATATATAGCCTAATAGGGAGGGTTTAACTCCGTTACCACCTACCCAATCTATAATTTTAAGGTACGAACTTGTTGCGGAAGATTCTATTTTCAGGACAGGTGACCAACCATTATCACCTTCCTCTCCTTCAGTACCAGCACTCCCCTTTAAGGAAGCTAACCACTGGTCTACAGTACCAATGAAACCATTAGCAACAGCTATCTGGTAGGAGCTGATACCGTTTGTACCGTTTGTTCCATTTGTACCAGTGCTGCCGTTGACTCCATCACGTCCTGCTACGCCTTGTACACCCTGTGTACCTTGTAAGTTATTAGAGACCCAAGACTCAAAAACAGCCTTAGTGAGTAGTCTAATCTTCCCATCATCAACTATCATAAATCTGTCGTTGATTGTAAACTCACTCTCTGTAATAACAGGTAACTCTGCTACATTTTGTTCTGCCATAAGTAGTGCCTCTAGTCTATATAGTTATTGTATTATCAGGGAGGCTTTAATTTACTAGTTTACTAAGGGAGTGTTGCATCTCATGTACCCTCATAAATATCATTGTCAATCTCCACACTAGTATTTTTTAAGTCTCCAATAATTCCAACTCTGCTTATTCCATTTACAAAGAAGTCATCAACAACTTCTGACCTAAAGGTTAAGTTAAGGATAGCGTTCTTGTAGTTCTTACCTGCTATTGGCTGGGGTTGATACATAACACCGTCACTATCAACAAAACCTAAACCTTGTTGTGTGAATGCCCAATCGTACATATCGCTTTGTAGACCTGTATCAAAGTGTTGCACCCAATCGTGCGTCGGGTCTTTAGCACTTGCATGGAATGTTAGACTTATGTATACGTCCTTGACCTGAAATATTGTCTCTACTTTATCTGTCAAAGAGTGAGAGACTGATTTTCTTGGTAAACCTATATTTGTTGTACTAATAACATTAATAAGTAAGTAAGGTGCTCTAGGTTCAACACCATCTCTATCTGATAAGACAGGGGTAATATTATCTGGCATATTAATATTTTTAAGAGCGTTTATAATAGCTGTTTCAAATTTCATTACTTAACACTCTCCATTTTACCAACAAGCCTCTCAGAAACAGAGTCATCTAACTTGACAGCCATAGCTTCACAGTGTTCTCCAAAGTTGCCATAGGGCTTAGAGACAATAACTTCCCACTGAGCACCACGATATAATATAATGTCACACTCTAGTGGGTTAGCCCCTTTACGTGCTGTGTGTAACCACTCGTTACTGTAGATAGCCAGAGCTTCTTTATCTCTATCTCCTGAAGGGAGTAGTTGTGTTCTGTAAGATGCTGTATTAGGCTGTATATTAGCCCGTATAGTTACTTCAATACGTTTGGCCTCTACCCACTCACCATCAATGTAAGTGCCTGTCAGAGCTTCCTGAGAGTCTCTTAGAACTACATGGTCACGCTTACCTAAGTTAGTTATTGACACAAATTAATCCTTAATTTAATCCTTAATGTTAGCTTGACTTGTACGGTAGACTTTGGATTTAAAGTTTTCCATCATCACCCCAGAATCATCCATCTGATATGAGTGACCCTTAATTGCTACAGTGTAACCACTAAGTTTCTTGTAGTTCTGTCTTAGTACGCTTTCGCTGTAATCTATGACAAATTCACTAGCCAACTTATCAAGCCTACTTACTGTGTTACCACCCTTAAGTGCTGTGCCAAAGATACTGGCTATGTTAGTACGGTACTTAGTCTTACCTACATTAATAGATTGTCTAAAATAAGGTCTTGATGGGATAGGAGGTTTGTTAGCTGAACCTGACAGTCCAAACTCTTGCCAATTTGCTACTTGTGCAATAGGGATACCTGCGTTTTGATGTGATGCGGGATACATTTTACCGTCTATCCAACCATACTTAATATGCCTTTTGTTGACAGCCTTAACACTCTTAATCATCTTCTTTAAATCAGAGGTGTCTAGTTTCACATCAAAGGTAAATTCCATATTGTTGCTACTTAATTATAGTTCTATTAAAAATATTATGATAAGGTCTTTGCTCTAACCAAACAGGAGTATTCTTATGTTGCCCTCTATAAAACTGGGCACTCACTAAGTCGGGATTGTTTGCATAGTATTCAACGGTATCAATCATAGTGCCACCCACATATACCGCAGGGATACTCCCAGTCAGTGCAGGGTTAGTAAGACGCTGTTTAAGCCAGTCTAAGTAGTTCTTATACCTGTCACCTAAATAAGCCTCCTCTTGCCCCACACGTTGCCTAAAGCCCTCTCTAGCGAACTTTGAGAGGATAGCCATACCAATATTCTTACTAGTTAACTTAGGAGATTCAATATATTTATCAATATAGAATTGATAACTTTGGTCTGATAGGATATAGTCATATTCATCAACATCCCCAAACTCTAACCTGAGGGCATGGATAGGATTAAGACTAGGGTTAAAATCTACTGGTTCAGCCATATTTAATTCCTTTTTGATTCACATATATTAATATTCTTGTTAAAACACTAATATATGTAAAGGGGCGATTAACACCCCAATACTTTTGACTTACAACGGTTACTAAACTACGGTAACTGTAATATCTACTGCCATCTCAGGACGTTTCATGTAAGGAATCATGTGAGATTCCAAAGTCATGTCAGTGTGAGTGTCATTGATAATACCTGTACTGCGAGCTGTCCAACGCTGACCTTCACTTTGGAACATACTGACGTAAGGTGCAGGAGCAAACTTGACTTCATATAAGCCAGCTACATCAACGATAGTCCAACCTTTGTTAGTATCAATAATACTTACAGAAGTACCATTCCAACGTTGAAATTTCTGTGGGTATGTCACGAATAACAAGTTGTCCCACTGGAAAGTACGNCGATGACCNTATTGAGTACGTTGATTACGACCCANAGTACCGTTGATTACAGGTTCTTGTAATGCAGCGTTACCTAAACCTGTAAATGATAACTGGTACATAGCTGCAAAGTCAGGGTGATTGACAATGTTGTTAAATGCCTGTTCCCCAAGTACAACCTCAATAGTACCTAAGTTGCCATTGTAACCATTTAGCGTAGAAATCTCATTAACTAAGGCATTAAGGCTATCAGTAATACTATTAGCAGGGTTAGCATCAATAGTAATAGCAGTTTTTGCTGTACCTGTCTGTAAGAAGTTATCCATTGCCACAGAGCCGTCAAGAGGGTCTAAAACCCGACCTTGGGTGGCAGTAGTAATTAGATACTCATAGTTAGCAGCGCCAACATTAGCCATACGAGTAAGCTCTTGGATAGTAGCTTGCTGGAAAGAGGTAGAGTCCTCATTAAACACACCACTAGAGACCCCAATCAAGTCTTCTACATGAACGCCACCTGTCTCTTTAAGAGAGATAGCCCCCATAGTGACTAGCTTCTCTTTCTGCTTATCAACAGCCATTGCACTACGCTCTGTACGAGAGGTAAGCTTAGTCATCTTAGCATTTTTTTCTTCTNTNACACGGTACATATGGGTAGTAGCTGTAATACCCTGTTCCGCGAACAAACCACTATTTGAATACTGACCATACTGAAAAGGAATGTTCTCCAGAGCAGGTGATAAGTCAATAATGGTATTTTGATTTACTGGGTTACGAATTGTAGCCATCTTTTATAATTCCTTAAGCTGGAGTGTATTGTTGGTCAAGAACTTTAAAGCGGTTCTCAGTAGTAAATTTAGCTTGTAAAGCTGCTTGAATATCATCAGCAAGTGCATAGAACTGAGTACCTGCTAAATCCAAGTAACCTTTCTTTAATACACCACGACCATCACCACGAGTAATACCAACACCAACACCATCAGCAACCATAGACAGGCTATCGAAGTCTTGTGATGTCACGGGGTTAGTAGGTAAATCACGACCAACAAATACAACCAAATCACCTAGTGAATTTGCAGCTAGAACATCTGCTGGAGCAGAGATTGGAGTGGCTGTCTTAGCAGCGTAATCAACCTCTAGGATTGTACCTACACGAACCTCTGTTGCTGGGGCTACTGTGATAGCAAAGGACTCACGACCATAACCTAAATCAGTGTTAACTTCAAAACCAAAAACATCCGAAGGGACAACTTGATTGTTGAATAAATTAGTAATAACTGCCATATCTTTATCCTCTATTTAATTATGCTTTACGACTAGCGTTCATCGTTGCAGCGGTTTGTTTCATTTTATCTGCTAGGGTCATTTGTAATTCAGACTCTTGACCTTCACCACCTTGCTCCTCAAGTGCTTCTTGTGCCTTAACTTGAGAGCCAGATAAACTTTGTGCTACGATAGCAAAGCTTTCATCAGATAGAGATTCAGTGTTCTTCAACAATGCTTCAATACCTTCGTTGTCCTTACCTAGGGATTCTTCCAGCTTAGCTTGACGTTGTTCTGTCCGATGAGCCAGTTCTTTCTCTTTAAGAACACCATTCAACTCAACTGCTTTATCATCAGAAGCTTTTAACTTTTCTGAGAAATCTAGTAATTGCGCTCTAAGGCCTTTATTCTCTTTGGTTAGTTCTAGTAATTGAGCATTAGCTTCATCACTCATATTTTTTGAGCCTTCATTGGTGGGTTTCGCTGGAGCATCAGATAACAACTCAGCATCTTTAGGGGTGACTTCTTTTTCTTTTGACATACTTTCCTCTTTAATGTTATGGCTGTTATCTGCTGCCATTTTGTTGAACCCTGCATAATTAGATTTAGGTGTTTTAAGCCCGTACTCTAATTCAAAATCTTCTAGTTCCATAATCTTATCTACAAGACCCATTACCAGTGCTTCATCTGCATCATAGGTACTAGCCTGTGTATCAATGACAGCCTTTTCACTCAATCCACGATTACTTGCTATATGCTTAGTGAATGTACCATAAGTCTTGTCAACTGATTTTTGTAAATCTTCAATGAAACTATCTGTAAACTCACCTGTCTTATCAAAAGGAATTTTATTTTCCCCTGCAAAGACAAACTGACGAGTTACACCTGCCATGTCTAGCATCTTGCTGTCATTGTATAGAGCAACGACAACACCAACAGAACCAACACTGGCTTGTGGGTTAACTATAAGCTCATCAGCTAATACAGCGAGTCCGTAGGCTGCTGAGTAGGCAGAACCATCAACATAAGCTGTGGTTTTAACACCTGCTTGTTTGGTTATCTTCTGGATATGTTTAGTAGCAGAGAACATTCCATAAGCTTGTCCTCCTGAGCTGTCTACTATCATAACGATAGAGCTGACACCCTCATCAATCATATCTTGTGTTTGTAGCTTTAGGCCTTCATAAGAGGTTAGTTCAGTACAGTCAGCTCCCATGCTACCTTTACGGTACATTATAGCCCCTGATACGTCTAATGTGCCCACCATAGTGTCAGGGTTAATACCTTTACGTTCTAACTTATACCGTTTGTATTTTTCTTCATCGTCAAAATCTGATAATTTAAGCTCTACAAGCTCCTCAACATTTCTATCTAGTTGTAGGGTAGTAGCTCTATCAGGTTGTGATAGGTAATTGATAATAGGTTGTAGTGCATCTAGTGCAATCAATTGAGGTTTATTAAAAACCATCGACCCTATATTCTGTCCTCTAGCCATAATATCCTCTATTTATTATATAAGTTGTTTGCAGAGTTGTCTTTAGCCACTGGCTCTTGAGAAGTACCCTCCCCGCTTGGGGAAGTATAACCCTCTCCAGCACCCGAAGAATCTTCTTCTTCTACACCCAACAATTCATTCAAATCTTCACGGCTAATATCACTAGCAACTCTCTCAGGTAAGCCTAATTCTTCTGCTATATAGTT